AAAAGTTTATGAGCCATACCACTACGCATGACACTAATTTTTTTTATTATGAAAACTCTTATCAGTACCTAATGAAAGTACTACGAACGATAAAGAGAACTAAAACTTTCGGCACTATTCGTATCGCTAAACGACCATAGAGAAGCAAACCTATTAATCGGTAAAACTAAAAGTAGCCCTAGAGTAACTGAAATGCTTAAAGCAAATATTCCCCCTAGGATTTTTAGATTTATCGTATTAACTAGAAACCGAAAATGAATCATAGGTTTTTTCTATTCCTATAAAATAGAATGTAAAGTATTATTTTATAAATTTATAATATTTTTTTGAAGCATACAGCCAATATGAATACTTTTCATGTGAAAAGCTATATTAAACAGTCCTAATTTTACGCATACAGTGGGTTTTAAGGTTGACCCCTTATATTTGTACCCCCCTAAATATGCTTGACGAGGTGGGCATTATTTATATATAGTTTTTTTAGCATATACCTCCTAGTTAATGCAATAAAGCGAGGGGAATAGAAACCGAAAATTTTAACCCCTCGCATTTTATGACAAAAGAAATAGATATTCAAATAGCCTGTAATTACTTGTTACACGATATGGCTAAAGAATATAAATTTAGACACTTTCATTGTCCCAATGAAGGCAAAAGAAAACCACAATATCAGATAAAACTAAAAAAAATGGGATTACGAAAAGGTTGCCCAGATTTTATTATAGAATACCCAAAGGGAAAACTAATTTACATAGAACTAAAAAATGAACATGGCAAATTAAGTGATGCTCAAAAATTATGGCAGATAAACAGCAATTATTTTGATACACCTCATTTTATTGTAAAAGGTGGTATAAAAAAGTGTCTAGAAGATATATCAAGCATAATTATTAATTATGTCCCAATACGAAAGAATACAAAATAGTTATATTCATATTCCTGCTGATCCAAAAAAAGCAGATGAATTTATTGGTCGGTGGCGAGCATGCCAAGAACTAGCATTAAAAGATGTGCAAGATAATAATTTAACTATGGAAAAAAACATTGATGATATAATTGATATGCTAACAATTAAACATTTTAAAGCGATTAGGAGGTCCTTATGTTTATAGAAGAAAACTCAACACCAAGCGAAAAGTTAAAAGCATGGTATTTATTTACTGATGATTTTGTGGCAGGCACTCAACATCTTTCACCTTTAGCAGTTGGAATTTATGTTCGGTTATTATGTTGGAATTGGAATAAAAAATGCAAAGGCATTCCAGATAATGCAGAAATAATAAATCGTATCGCCGGAACTCGTTCTGATATTGAGCAAGAAATATGCGGACAAGTTATAAATGAATTTTTTGTTCATATAGTTGATTCAGATAATATTGAAAATAATAAATGGCAAAATGCTCGTCAGTTAAAAGAATGGCTTTATATTAATAATCGTATTGCTAATGCTAGGGAAAATGGCAAAAAAGGTGGTCGTCCAAAAAACCCAGATAAAACCCCCCTACCCCTTACCCCAACCTCTACCAATAATATATATAAGGTTGAATTTGAAAACGAAATATGGGGCAAAGTTAAACTAAAAAAAGGAAGTAAAATTAAAGCATATGAAAAATGGTTATCTAAAAAAGATAAAACTACAAATAATATTATTGTAGAAAAATATAATGCCTTAATATCAAAAACTAATGATGCTGAATTTATTCCTCATTTAGCTACTTGGCTTTATGGTGAAAGGTGGGAAGAAGATATATCAGTTAGCAAAACCCAAGATGATAATTTTGGTATAGTAACTCGTGATCCTTACAGAAATTTAAGTTTTTGGAAAAAAGGTCGTAGAATGCCACAAGATATTGATAGCGACATAATCACAAAATTTAAAGATAATCAAATATCAGTTCAAGCGATGCGTGATATGGGATTTAGTGAGTTTGCATTAAAATAATTTATATTTTTTTATTTTTCTATATTGTGTTTGTGTGAATGATAAAGAAAAACAGATTGCTAATTTTTTAAAAATTTATTTTGTAGCAGAAGATGAATACAACTCATTTTCTGCTTTTATACAAGTACAAGGTTTTAAAACTGAAGCTGATGCTAAATTATATTTGGCAAATCAAGAGAAATGTGATACTTCACACATACTAAGTACAAATGATAAAATAACATTTCATTAATGCAACTTTTAGAAATAGAAAAAATAATTCCGTACGCAAGAAACCCTAGAAAAAATCAAGATATAGATAAGGTTGCTTCGTCAATAAAAGAATATGGCTTTCAACAGCCATTGGTACTTGATAAAGATAATATTATTATAGTCGGTCATACTAGATTTTCGGCTGCAAAAAAACTTGGTTTAAAAAAAATACCATGTTTAATTGCTGATAAACTTACTAATGCCCAAGTAAAAGCATATAGGATTGCTGATAATAGGGTTGCTGAAGAATCTAAATGGGATAATGAACTTTTAAATTTAGAATTAATTGAATTACAAAAAGATAATATAGATTTAGAAAATTTAGGTTTTGAAAGTGCAGAGTTAGAAAAAATATTTGCAAGTGACGATCCTTTATTTGTAGCACCACAACAGGCGGAAACACAAGAAACACCACAAGAAATTGAGGATTTTATTCCAAGCCAAGTTCGTATGATACAATTATTTTTAAATTCAGAAAGTGAGCCTAAATTTAAAGAGATGATAAATTCCTTACAAGATCGCTATAATACTGATAATTTAACAGATACAGTTTATAAAGCGATTGAAAATGAAAACAATAACAGTACAGAATAAATTAACAGAAGAACAAATAAAAGAAGTTAAGGGTAAATTCCTTAATGAAAGTTATTTAAAATATCCCATAATAAATACTGATACTATCGTTAAAAACGAACAAGGGGAAACAATAATGATTTTTTTAAAAAATTGTATTCCTAGTGATATTGCTTTTGAAGCATTTAAAGTTTTTAGAAAAGCTGTAGCAGTAAGTAATAATAGAGGTCAAGCCGCAGGTCCTATACCAGAACATATAAAAACAGGCGATAAACTTGACGGATTAACAGTTGGAAAAGTTCAAGGTAATAGATTCTGGCCACTTAGAAAAGACGGAACACTATCAAACTCTCCAAAAGCAAGGGCAGTACATAGTTCTATAATTGGTTATGCTGATAGATATGCGAGAATACCTTATTGTCGTACAACAGAATACACACAAAAATTTTTTGATGATTATAAAAAAACTTTGCCATACATTCGTTTCATAGCAAAAAAATTTAAAGAATATATGCCAGAACGATATGAAGCGCAGATGAAAGCATATAATCAAACGCATCCAGATTTTAAAATAAAAGGCACACCATTTACAACAGTTACTATAAATAAAAATTTTAGAACAGCCGCACACTACGATGCAGGAGATATACCAGAAGGTTTTGGAAATTTAGGTGTCTTAGAAGCAGGCGAATATTCAGGTGCTTATACTTTAATCCCTAAATATGGGATTGGTGTAGATGTGCGTAGTTGTGATTTAGCATTATTTGATGTTCACGAATTACATGGCAATACAGAATTAAAAAGAATTGGTAATGCTGAAAGAGTGTCAGTTGTTTGTTACTTCCGTAAAAAAATGGTTAATTGTGGCAGTGCTAAAGAAGAATTAGAACGAGTGAAATATAAATGAAAATAGCATTGTTTTATTTAGCTAAACCTAAGTATGGTGGTTGGGTAACTTTTACATCACATTTATACAGATCATTTGTAAAACTAAATATACCTGTTTATTTATTTAAAATCGGTAATACGACTGAATCAAAACAAAGACATTTTAACGATAATATATTTTATCAAAATGTAGATTTGCCGACAGCTTTAAATATTAGTCAAGAATTTAAAAGTATAATAACAGCAACAGATAAAACTTTTCATGAGTGTACTGATCGTTTACTTGAAAATAAATCTAACTTAATAATTCATGACCCAACTGAAATGAAAGGGCATTTATTAGAATCTGTGAAAAAACATAATACTATGCCAATCACTATTAGAGCTATTAATGTAGGTAATTTAAGAGATTTAGGAATAGTATCTTTTTTTATTAAACACCCATACATACCCTATAATAAACAAAAAAAGGAAAAAACTAATTTAGCAGTAGCTACATCAAGAATAGACTTTGATAAACATACTGATATCATAATAAAAGCAAATCAAAATTTAAAAGAAAAAATTAAAATATATGGTGCTGAAAATCGTTTATATACTTTTCATAAGCTTGATAAAATAGACGATAAGTGGCGGAAAAATTATTATGGCACTTTTTCAAATCAAGTAGGTGGAGTTTTTAATATTTTAAATAAATCAAAATACATGATTGATATGTCAGCTATTAAAAGAGATGGAGGGGGAAGCCAATATACTTTTTTAGAGGGATGGGATTCTAGATGTATAATTATTTTAAATAAAAAATGGGATATCGGCTCAGGCAATATAATGAAAAATAATAAAAATTGTCTTTATGTTGAAAATGAAAGTGAATTAACAACTATCTTAGAAGGAGATAACAATTATGAATCTTTAATAAATCAAGGTTTAACAGATTTACAAAGTTTTAATGGCGAAAAAGTAGCAAAGGAATATTTAAAATTGATATGAATGAAAAAGTCAAAAATCCAGTAGGAAGACCTAAAAAAGAGATACCTTATACATTAGAAGATGTTGAAAAATTGGCTACAATGCAGTGTACTAGAGAAGAAATTGCTAATTTCTGTGGGGTATCAATAAGCACTCTAAAGCGTAATTTTGACCCCCCTATAAAAAAGGGATGGGATAAGGGCAAAAGGAGTTTACGAAGAGCCATGTTTGATAAAGCTATGAGGGGTAATACAACTATGTTGATATGGCTTTCTAAGAATTATTTAGGTATGAAAGATAAAGTTGAAACATCAGAAGAATCAGAGCCATTGCCTTGGTCTGATTAATGCCATTAACAAAACCTCAACAAGCAGTAATACAATCACAAGCTAGATTTAGAATACTTATATCTGGTCGTAGGTTTGGTAAGACTTATTTAGCTATTAATGAATTGGCTAGATTTGCACGATTTCCAAATAAAAAAGTTTGGTATGTTGCTCCTACTTATCGGCAAGCTAAAGGTATATGTTGGGTTGAATTAAAAGATAGATTACAAAAACATAGATGGGTTAAAGAAATAAATAATAGTGATTTAACTGTTACATTGCGTAATAACTCAAGAATATCTTTACGAGGTGCAGATAATGAACAAAGTTTGCGTGGTGTTGGTTTAGATTTTTTATGTATTGATGAGTTTGCTGATATTAGTCCTAACGCATGGTATGAGGTTTTAAGACCGACATTATCAGACACGCAAGGGCATGCCATATTTTGTGGCACTCCAAGAGGGTTTGGTAATTGGGCTTATGATTTGTATGTCAAAGGACAAAGCGATAAAGATTGGGAAAGTTTTAAGTACACTACATTAGAGGGAGAACAAGTTCCTCAAGAAGAAATAGAACAGGCTTCATCAGATTTAGATGAACGAACATTTCAACAAGAATATATGGCAAGTTTTGTAAATTATTCTGGTATGATTTATTATAACTTTGATAGAAAATTAAATTTAAGAGAAAAATATTTATCTGATTATAGTGTTGTGCATATTGGATTAGATTTNAATGTTGACCCAATGGCAGGAGTTGTTTGCNTTATAGAAAATGATAAGATAGTTGTTATTGATGAGATTCAAATATGGAGTAGTAATACAAATGAAATGTGTGAAGAAATAAAAAATAGATATAAATGCAAAATAAAAATATACCCAGACCCAAGTGCAAGACAAAGAAAAACATCTGCTGGTGGTATGACTGATATAGCTATATTAAAAAATGCAGGCTTTGATGTATTTTCTAGAAACAGTGCGCCATTAGTTCGTGATAGAATAAATGCAGTAAATGCAAAATTAAAAAATGCAAAAGGTATTAGTTCGTTGTCTATTGTAAATACTTGTAAAAATGTGATAAAAAGCATAGAAAGACAGATATACAAAGAGGGAACTCATGTGCCAGATAAAGATAGTGGTTATGACCATTTTAACGATGCATTGGGTTATATGATAGAATATAATTTTCCTTTGCGTAGAGATTTTAAACCGAGTAGTCCTCGTAGGTGGAGTTAATGGCTGAGTACAAAAGAGAATTTTTAACAGCAAAACATGATTTGTATGAAGATAACATACATAATTGGGAATTCCATATTCGTAGTTTTTTAGGTGGTAACGATTATAAAAATGGCTACAATTTACACCGATACATTTTAGAAACACCAGAAGAATACGATCAACGCATTAGGCATACTCCTGTTGATAATCATTGTCGTAATGTTGTGCAAATATATTCAAGTTTTTTATGGAGAGTACCACCTAGTCGTGATTACGGAAAATTAAATGGTGATCCTCAATTAGAAGCATTTATTGAAGATGCTGATTTAGACGGAAGAACATTTAATAATGTTATGAGAGAAATGCAAATCAATGCAAGTATTTATGGTAACTGTTGGGCAATAATAGATAAGCCACAAGTAAATACAAAAACAAGAGCCGAAGAATTAGAACAGGATATAAGACCATACATATCAATTTATACTCCAGAGAATGTGGTTAATTGGCATTACTCAAGAGCTCGTAGTGGTAGGTTTTATTTAGATTTATTAGTTTTATTAGAAGATGTGAATCAAGAAAGAGCAATCGTAAAGGTATTTACAGAAGAAGATATATGCACTTATGAAGTGAAAGATTACTTAAAAGATTTTGCAGTCAAAGATGTAAAGTTACTTGATGAAGTGATTAATCCTTTAGGAAAAATTCCTGCAGTTAATTTATATAATCAA